AGAATTCATAATAAATAAAGCTGTATCTGTCCAAATGTATGTAACATCTCGACCTCTAAGTGCTCCTACAATTCTTGATCCATCAGATAGTCTTTGTGTTCCTGCAGTGTTTGTTGCAGAAGGCACGTACGTATTAATATCTTCTTGAGAAGAAAACCGTATAAACATTTCGTCTTGTGTAGACTTTGTGCCAATTGTTGTTTCTGTACCAAAAAATACTAAGTGTCTATCTGGTGCAGATACAATCATACTTCTAGAAGCTGTGGGTGCATTACTTACAAGAGTGGCTCTAGTGTTTGTTGCACCTGATGCATTAGCATCCCACTCAAAAGTTTCTCCATTAAAAATAGAGGCCAATAACTTATTACCAAAATTATCTAGTGTCCATAAACCTGGATCTGTAATAATATCTCCAGATGCTGCAGCGTTCCATGCAAAAAAGTTAGATGCATCGGTTACTGTTGCTCCTGATGAATGTGAAGCTGCTGTGGTTCCTGAAGCGCCTCTAGTTAAACCTGACAACGTTCCACTGCTATTACCTGTATAGGTAATAAGTTCGTTATCAATTAATACCGTTCCTGTAGATGGAAACGAAGAAGAGCTAGCCATTGTTAAACTTGTAACTGATGTGTTAATACTTGATGATAATGTAGAGGTAAATTGACCAGACTTAAATCCACTCCAAGGCCCTAGTCCCCAACCTGTTGATGCAACCTCTACGGCTGGACCTACAGAGTAGTAATGCTTAACCCTAATACCACCAGATGTAGATGCTCCTGATCCGCTTTCGTTAGAGGCTAGAGTAATAGTTATAGTTGTATCGGTAGGTACTGTAGTAACTTGAAATCTTTTGTCGTCAAAATTATCAGAATTATAATTAGAATTAGTTATAGAAGTAAAATTATCACATAAAATAATATCACCTGCGTTTATATTGTGAGCAGATGCAAAAGTTATTGTTACAGTTGCAGATCCATTGGTTGTAGAAAATGCATTTGTTAATGTTGTTGTAGATTTAAGAGGTGTAATATCATAAAACACACCGCCAGAATAAACATACAACATTCTGTTTGTGCCAAGCGCTGCATACTTAATACCTGATGTATTGATAAAATGATGAATAGCTGTATTACGACCTGTAATATCAACAGACCCTAGTTGTGCCCAACCACCTATTTTTTCTGGTGTACCATATCTAAATCTAACATTATCACCTGCAACCCATTGGCTCTCGCCACCCGTTGCGGTAACTTGTTTATTAAATCCTGGTGCAAATTTTACTTTTTGTAACATAATTTTATCCTACTTAGCATTATTTGGAACGCCGTTGCTATTAACAAATGGAGACTCTGCAAATGCCATAAAAAAGTAAGTTCCACCAGAAGCATTCCAAGCATTTGAATTTGTGCCTCTTAATTTAAAACCATTAGAAAGAAAATCAACTCCTTGAGTTGTTGAGTTTTCTTCATTCGCAGGATCATTAGGATAAACTCTTTTTATAGTTTCATTATGACCATCTCTTTTATTATCCCATATTATCCAATCACTTGTACCACTTGTTTTTTTTGAAATAATCATAGCGGGCAAAAATCCGCAATGCACGTAGGTGCCATTTGATGAAGCGTTGCCTACGTAGGTTCCCATTTTTGAATAACCTTGCACACTTCTCCATAAAAAAGCAGTATAAGTTTCTGAACTTCCATTACACGCATTGTCATTTCCATAATTAATTACAGAAGATGTTGGTGCAGCGTCATAAGCATTAGATTGACTTGTATCTTCTCCATCACCCTTGTTTAAAAATAATGCATCTGTTGCACCTGTTCCTGTTGTAAAAACAAACCAATCTTGAGTGTCTTCTTTTCGTTTAGTAAAAATAACTTCAGGAACTGCTGACAATGAGTGGCTTACATCTGCTGAACTTCCTGTTCCAGTATAACCAACCATATCAAAACCAGCGGTAGCAGACTCTTTCCAATTCCAAGAAACAAATGTAATACCACTTTCATTCATTCCATCTGAAGAACCTAAAGTAAATCCATCACTACCAAATGCTGTTAAATAACTAGAATCTGCTGATGATAAAGCACCAGTATCATTTGAAGATAAAAATTTTTGTACTCCATCAACAGAATTAAAAAGAAAATGATCATGAGCAGAACTATTTCTGTTTTTCAACCAGACGAAATCAGGTTGCATGTTGGTATCAGTATCATCAAAAGTAATTGCATTTGTGCTACCATTACCAGTATAAAGCTGAACTTTAAAATATGCTGATGGGTCATCTATTGTTGTATAAGCTGCCATTTAACCTCCATCACTTCCTAAATTTTTTGTGCATAAAGCTAAATACCCACTAGGTACTGCGTATTCAAAATTGCCATATCCATTACCATCTGAATTACTTGATGAGATACTATAAGATGGATTACCAAAATTTGCTTCAGCTATACTTCCATTAAAACTCCCTATGCATACTGCTTGTCCATCAACACATTGACTATTTGTTGTTGTCCAAGTTTTAATAGCACCTGTTGTACTAGAACCAGAAGTGGGGTCTCCAGAAGTTTGCCAAGTGCCATTAATCCCTACATAAAAAGCACCGTTTATACTATCTAAAGCAAAAGATAAAATATCATCATCATCCCAAGTACTAATTACTGCTGAACCACTTGTTGAAGCGTTTTCAAGTACTTTACCATCTGGTCTAACCATAATATCTAGATCGCCATCTGCCGCACCACCATATCCAGCACCGCCATTTCTTAATCTAAAACCTTTACTTGCTTGTATAAAACCTAATTTAGGGTTTCCAGTAGATTGTTTATTAGTGCATTTTATTTCCCAATACCATTTAGCCGTAGCGTTAGGTATTATAAACGTACTAAAAGTTTCACCATCATTTGAAGATGAATTTCCTGTTATTTTTACATTAGCTTGTGACAAATCATTAAGAGAAGATGTGGCTAAAGGATTTAAAGTAGAAAAATTATTTGTGCAAGTATCTGTTGTTTGATCTATTGCGGCTATATTAACTTCTGTAAAATCAGTTCCGCCATTGGCATCATTGCCTAAGTTACTACTATCTTCAAAGTCTAGATAAAATCCTGAAGTTCCGTAAGAAATGTCTGCTTTTTTTGGTTGCCATATTGTAGGGGAATCTTCGTTATACTCTCCAAATTCTGTAGGAGCATAAGATTGCCCTTCTGAAAAATGAATTTCTGCTAGATAGCCATCAAAATATTGAGATGAAGCTGTGGCTGCACCAATTCTAATTGTATTACCATTTGCAGTAACGTTATCTGCTACATTCTGATTTGGCATTGTATCTGTTGAATAGCCACCAACACCTCTTTCATCTACGCCATTAATATATAATCTAAATCTATCGTTTGCAGTGCCTTGAGTTGAGTCATATCTTATTACTATGTGCATCCAGCTCGTGGGATCACGAAAAAGTCTGTTTGTAATAACATATCCACCTGCTGTTGCACTTGATCCGTGTCCTGAAAATTCTATTGTATCATCAGTATTAAATCTAAAATAAGTATCTCCTAAACCACTACCACCTGTTGAAGTAAAAAATCTTTGACCCGTACCTGTTCCGTTAGTTATCAATCCTCTTTTAACCCATAAAGATAATGTGTATTTAGTAGTAGCAGAACTACTAACAGCTTTTGTAAGTTGTGTACTATCAGCATTATTAAACCGACAAGAGTTAGCTACTTCATAAGCACCTGTTGATAAAGTGTTTGCTGGTATAATTATCATTAAACCTCCAATGTTGGAAGTTCACCTAATGGTCTTTCCATTACAACTGGATCTCCTTCATCAGCTGTATTTACGTAGGTATATAAAGTTTCTAAAGCGGGTGTATCACTTGCATTTGTAATTGCCGTTTCCATTTCAGCAACTTTAGTTCTTACTGCTGCTCTGTGTGTTGTAATAGCACTTGGTACTGCTGTGCCTGCATCTGCTTTTCTAATAACATACCAATCTGTATTTTGTAATTCTGCAGCAGCTTGTTTTTTAATTGTTTGAATTAAATTATATTTTAATCCTCTAGATTTAACTTCTCCCTCTGTACCTTTACCATCTGTTTCATCTTGTGCTGTAAATAAAGTATCTGCATGAGCTTTAGCTGTAGCATCTCCATAAGCACCTGTAACTTTTCCACCTCCAAATGAATAAGTAACATTAGTATTAATGTACCATTGTTCATCTTTCTTTTTAGAAATATCCATTTCTACTTCATAAATTCCAATAGCTTCTCTTTGAGAAGCTGACCATAAAGTAAATATAGATTTTGGATATTGAATATCTCCAATGGTAATTCCACGATTACCACTCATGTATTTTGTTATTGATCCTGATTCTACTAATGCAAACATAATATTATGATACTGTTAACGCTAAGTTCCTCCCTACTTCTAACCATTTGCTTCCATTGTACCTAAAGTTAAACATATCTGCTTTTGAGGCAGTTGTTGTAGCTGTTGGAGCTGTGTCACTTGCAAATTCAAATACAGCGTTCCAAGCAATTGTTCTGCTACCTGTACCATCTTGAATACAGACAATAGATATAAATTGACCTGTAGTTGGATTAGTTGGTGCATCAAAGGTTACGTTATTTGTTAATGTTACTTTAGCCACTGGTGAAGCTCTTACATCCCAATCTTGAGTAGCATCAAATGTTAAAGTAGCTTCTTCAATATAAATGGCTCCAGTTATTTTTGTTAAATTATTAGCATCTGCTGATAATACTTTAGACGCTGCACTTGTTCCTAATGTTGCAAGGTCACTATAGTTTAACTCTGTTGCTGTAGCTGTAACACCATCTAATATATTTAATTCTGCTGCTGTAGATGTAACTGCTGTTCCGTTAATAGCTAATTTATCTGTTACAATGTTAAATGTTGC